CGACAGAAGGGATTCGTGCGACAGAAGGGATTCGTGCGACAGAAGGGATTCGTGCGACAGAAGGGATTCGTGCGACAGAAGGGATTCGTGCGACAGAAGGGATGCAGGCAATTGAAATGTGTTCATTGTAGGTTAGTAGTCGATACATATATATATAAAACCTGTAAATGGTTTAATTTTCAATTTTTTACTATATTACACCTTATATGAATTAAAGTATTATTTTACTTAATTACCAAATTTTTGCTCTTTTGTCTGGTTCAAGATATAATTCATCATTTTCTTTTATATTAAATGCAACATAAAATTCAGGAATATTTTTAACTATTCCATTTACTCTTAATAAAGGTGGACAATGTGTATCAGTTAATAATCTTTGTATAATATCTTCTGGTCTAGAACTAGAACACCATATACGACAATAACTAATAAAAAATCGTTGAATTGGATTTAAATTATTAAGGGTTTTATTTTCAGAAGGATTATCATCTAAATATTTTTTTAATCCTTGTAATGAAATAGTAACACCACCTAAATCAGCTAAATTTTCTCCTAAAGTTAATTCACCATTAACTTTCATTTCTTCAATAATATAATTATCAAATTGATTTTTAAGAATTTGTGTTTTTGATTTATATTTTTCAAAATCTGATTCTACCCACCAATTTTTAAAATTACCATAAGCATCATATTTACAACCTTGATCATCAAAACCGTGAGTTATTTCGTGACATATTACAGTACCAATTCCACCAAAATTAATTGCTTTATCATAATCTTCTGAAAAAAATGGAGGTTGTAAAATACCAGCGGGAAAAACAATTTCATTATACGAAGGAGAATAATAAGCATTTACTTTTTGAGGATTCATAAACCATTCATTTCTATCAATTTCTTTATATAGTTTATTTAATCTATATTCATTATTAGCTTTATTACACATTATGTTATTTTTAAAATAGGAATATTCTTTTCTAATATCCGAAGTATAAACTCTCCATTTATCAGGATGACCAATTTTAACTTTCATATTATTTAATTTATTTAAAGCTTTTGTCTTTGTGATATCTTCCATCCATTCTAAATTTTCAATACTGTTTTTAAATTCAGTTTTTAAATATTTAATTATTTCACTAATAACTTTTTTTGCGTTACTAGAAAAATATTTATTAACAAAACATTGACCAATTAATTGACCTAATTGATTCTCTGTATTTAATAAAACACGTTGATCTAAAGGTTTTATTTTTTGTGTTCCATTTAATACTTTTTCATAAAAATTAAAACATATTTTTTCTAAATTTATTGAAAAATAATCTTTTATACTTATTAAAAATTTAAAAGTATAATAATCTTTCCATATTTGCAAGTCTATATCATAATATAGCTTGTTTAAATTAAAAAAAAATGTAGGATTTATTAAATTAATTTTTCCAGGAGTTACATTCATTTTTTCAAAAAAATATCTAATAAATTGAAAAGAGGGATAATCAGCAATTATTTGTTCTAGATTGCTTATATTTTTAAGTAATTCAGGATTTCTCTTTTGAACACGGGTATAAGTATATTCTGCTAATTTCTCTTCTAATTTATAAATTTCTTTAATATTAAGATTTAAATTAAAATAATTATTAATTTTTTTTAAAAATTTTTTGTATTTATTTTGTTCTTTTTTTTTTGATTCTAATAAATAATAATCTCTATCTGGTAATCCTAATCCGTCTGTACATAAATGTAAAATATTCATATTTGCATCATCAAAATCACTGTAAATAAAAAAACAAAAAGGACTTCCAATATTACAAGTAATTTGATAATCAACAACTAATTTTAATAAATCATCTATTGATTGTTTGCTTTGTATTTCATTAATATAGGCATAAACATCGTTAATATTTCTTTTTTTTTTCCTTGCTTTTACATTTAAGCCTTGATTATATAAAATACTAAATTTATTAAATTCAGAACTTTCTGGATAAATAGATTCAACAATTTCTTTTACATATTTATTATTTGTTTCTTGTAAAACTGTAAAAGTTCCCCATCTACTAAATTCATCTGGAATTGGATTTGAATTAATCCAATTTTCATTTACGTGCATAAAAAAATTATTTCCAGGTGCAAAGTTAGTTGAAAAGTCATTAATACTCATTAAATTAATATGGAAATAATATTTTAAATCTTTTCATAATAATTTTATAAATTAAACCATAAATTTGTATGATTATCTTCAAATTTTTTAAACTTGAATACTTTTAATAATTCACGTGGTAAAGGATTATTCATTTCTTTATAATTCTTAACTGATATCTCATATGTTTCTGAATTTACTGTTGGTTGTTTAAATGATAAATGACCATCTATAATATCTTCATAACGATTATTATATTGAGGAATATCTGTTTTATTTGTAATTGTGTTAATAATATTTTGAATATCATCTATATTTAGAATAATAAATTGTTCTGGTTTTGTTTTATCTACATAAAAAATAAAACCAGAATCAAGAAATATAGGTTTATTATATGTTTTTACATTATCAATAATCTTTAATATACTGCTTTTTTTTAACATATGATATCCCATTGAATGCATAATTTTAAGAATCACATTACTATAAATTAGTTTTGGTTGATTCTTAAATGGTAGAATGAATCCAAATCGTCCAATTTTAACTTCAGAAATCCAAGGGTTAATAATATATTCTTGAATATATTCTCCCCATTCATTTGATTGATTACCTAAATCTTTAAGTTTTAAACGCCATGATTGAGTAAATACATTGTCTAAAAGTGGAAAGATTTCAAAACGCATTTTACCACGACGCGACCATTTTGGTGTGGTATCTAAAAAATATGGAATATTTTGAGAATGGGCAAGTTTAAAAATGTCATACTTATGAAAATCAAGAAATGGACGATATATATTTACATTGTGAATAGTGCTATTTTTTTTCATTACTTCCATATCAAGAATATTACTCCCTTTCATAGAATTAGTAAAAATATTTTCAATAATATCATCTTTATGATGACCTACAAAAATTCCACTACAACCGTGTTCATCTATAATTTGTTTATATAGATTAAAACGGATTTTACGGGATTTTTCTTCAAACTCTGTTCGAGGACACGAATTTTCTTTTTTTCTAGAATACCCATTTACTTTTGTTATATAAACTTTTATATTATATTTATTACAATATTCTATCAAAAAAGTTATTTCTTTTTGTTGTTCATCTCGCTGAGAATAATCAATTGATGCTGCAAAAATTGGAAAATAATTATCTTTTTCTTGACTTAATTTGATTAAACATGCTAATAATACCATTGAATCAACACCTCCGCTTAGACTTACAATAGCCCCATTTTTAACACAAAATTTTTTTAGAGAATTATATAAATTATTTTCTATAGGAATACCAGATATATTTTCTTTACCAAAATAATAATTTTTTGGGCTTTCTAAAAGATTTTGTTTATCCAAAAGATTTTCTTTATCCAAAAGATTTTCTTTATCTAAATTTTGATTATATTTCATTACTATTTTGTAAATAAAATAGGCTGTAATAAAAGTAAAAATTAGCCATATATAATAGTAATTAATAAATGGCATTTTATATATAAAAAATACACATAATAATAAATAATTTTCAATTTTTATAATTAGTTGAAATCGTAATCTAATATTTTTTTAGTATCTATTTGTTCATTTGTTGATAAAATAATAACATATGTATTTTGTATAGTTTTATTTTTTGATAACTTAAAATTATGATCAATATATGTAAAATTTTCTTTTGCAATCATTCGAGTAACTCTATGAAATTCAGATTCTGTTATCTTTTTAATAATTTCAAAGTCGCCGTAATTAATATTTTGATATGATAAATTGTTAATAAAATTTTTTTTCCCTTCTAAATCCCAAATAGGGATTGTAATAATAAAAGTTAAATCATTTTTATTTTCTTTTGCTTGTAGTAAAAAATGTAATGATTTTATTAAAGCAGTTTCAATTATATATTTTTGATAAGGTGGATTCATTCCAAATGTTCCTTTTTTAGGTATTAAATTGTAAAAACTACCTACTGAACCAAAATATTGTTCAATATCTTGATAAATTGAACAGTAATGATTAAATGTATTATTAATTGTAGATGCAAAACATTCAAAATTTAAATTATAATCTTGTTTCATTTGCATCATAATATCAGATTTAACTCCTAATTGATGATTATTAGAACCAAGTAATTGATATCTAAATAATATAATCCATATCATATCATCCATATTTTTTTTTCCTGTATAATTATTTTTTAATTTATTATATTCATCAAAAGGTATTAATAAATTATCTAAAATATTAAGAAGGCGTTTATCTTTTATTTCAAATTCTAAATCTATATTATATTTAAAAAAATCATAATATTCTTCATTTCTTTTTTGTTTTATTTTTATTTTATTTATAATATATTTATTTTTATTTTCAAAAAAATAAGTTGATTTTTTATAATTAGATAATAATTTATGTTGATCATTAAAAAGTTTAATTAAAAAATTAATTAATACTATTATTAAATCATTTGATTCTTTTATATTTTCATCATATTTAACTAAATCATTTAGAGTATTTATTAACGATTGTGTTTCTGTATAATTATTAGGTAAAAATGGATCAATAGTAGAATCAAAATTATCAGAAGCATACATTGTAAATATCCAAGAAGAAAGTAAATTTGTTAATGTTCGTGGGAATGATTTTTTTATACTAAAGATTTTTGTACCAAATAATAAAGTTGATTTATTGATAAATTCTTTAATAATAAAACAAAATAATTTTCCTCTATATAATTCTATAATAATACTAGTTTCATTTGTTGAATTTACACTATATTCAAACTCAATATTATTATCAATATAAGAATGTAATTCATAGACCATTATTATATTTAAATATGTTTCTTTATATTTATTTATAAATAAATAAACAGGTTTTACCAAATTATATAATGTCTTTTATAAATAATTATTATATTCATTAATAAAATCTTCCCATAAGTGTCTAATGATTTTATAAGACATGAACTTTTGTCTCTTTCTATAATTATAATTTTGATAACTAATCCACATACCAAGTTTTTTTATCTCTTTATTTTCACAAAATCTTGATGGTTTTTTATTATTATTATCTATATATTTTTTAACTTTGTTTAAAGTTAATTTCCATATTTTTATGTTATCTTTTAATAGTGATGATGGCGATCGTGGCGATCGTGGTAGTGGTGGTAGCGACGGTGATGGTGCTACCAATAGCAATTGTGTTTGTAATGGTGTTGGTGTTAATGTTAATGTATTTAGAAAATTAAGCAGATTATCCATGTGTTTCTTGGATTTTGTATCTGTTGGTTAATTATTTTACAACATACATAAATACTTAAATTTTCAATTTTTTATATTTATTTATAAATATGTAGTGTTTTACTAAATTATAAATATATTATATTAAATATGTTTTAATTAAAATAAATTTTATATTGATCAATAAAATCTTTCCATAAGTGTCTAATAGTTTGATTAGACATGTTATTTTGGTGATTTTTATAATTTTGTAGTTGACGAGATACCCACACACCATATTTTTTATATTCTTTATTTTTATCTACTGACGATGGTCTTTTTTTATATTCATTGATATATTTTTTAACCCATTCTAATCTTATTACCCATTCTTCTTCAGTAGAAAGAAAATGTTTTTTATATTTGTTATCAGTAATAAAATCTTCCCATAATTTTCTATATATTTCATGTTTCATATTTCTCTTTTTATATTTATAACTTCGTTTTTGTGTATTAATCCATTTACCTTGCTTTCTTATTTCCTTAGTTTCATTAATTGTTGATTGTCTCTTATCATTTTTATCTATATATTCTTTAACCTTCTCTAAAGTTAATTTCCATTTTTTTATGTTATCTTTCAATAGTGATGGCGGTGGCTGTGTCCAAACCAGATTATACATATTCCTAATTTTATTTATGATTGCTTTTATTGACGCTAATTTTACGCGTGCTGTTATAGTTCTTGTTCTTTCATTATGTCTTAGTAGTTTTACTATATTAATCCACCATTCATCATTCATTTCTCGTTTTTCCATTAATTTAAGCATCTGTTGTATAGAGTCAAGCGATTTCAATGTAGTAGTTACATTATTTCTTTCTTCATTTAGAAGTGCCTCTAATTTATTTTTTGTTACCTTATTTATTAATTCTTTAGAATTAAATGCTATTATTGTCGCATCTACATCTGTGTCTAGTGCTGATGCAAGTGCAACTGGATTACGCATTGTATGTTTCGTGTGATTAATTATTTTATAATATACATAAATTAATTAAATTTTCAATTTTTTTATTTAAAATATTTGTTATATTTGTCATCATTAATAAAATCTTCCCATAAGTGTCTAATTGTTTCATTAGACATGTTTTTTTGTTGATTTTTATAATTTTGTATTTGACGACGTATCCAATCACCATGTTTTTTATATTTTTCATTTTTATGTACTGACGATGGTCTTTTTTTATATTTATTGATATATTTTTTAACCCATTCTAATTTTATTATCCATTCTTTTTCATTATTTTCCAATAGTGATAATAGCGATCTTCGTAGTGGTGGTAGCGATGGTGGTACTGATAGAAATTGTGTTTGTAATGGTGTTTGTAATGGTGTGGATAGTAATGGCGGTGGCTGTGTCCAAACCAGATTATACATATTCCTAATTTTATTTATGATTGCTTTTATTGACGCTAATTTTACGCGTGCTGTTATAGTTCTTGTTCTTTCATTATGTCTTAGTAGTTTTACTATATTAATCCACCATTCATCATTCATTTCTCGTTTTTCCATTAATTTAAGCATCTGTTGTATAGAGTCAAGCGATTTCAATGTAGTAGTTACATTATTTCTTTCTTCATTTAGAAGTGCCTCTAATTTATTTTTTGTTACTTCAGTTAATTGATGAGAATTAAATCCTATTATTATCGCATTTACATCTTTGTCTAGCGCTGATGCAAGTGCATCTGGATTATGCATTGTATGTTTCGTGTAATTAATTATTTTATAATATACATAAATTAATTAAATTTTCAATTTTTTTATATTTATTTATAAATAAACAGGTTTTACCAAATTATATAATGTCTTTTATAAATAATCTTCATATTCATTAATAAAATTTTCCCATAATTTTCTAATTGTATTATTTGACATAGTTTGTTTTTGATTTTTATAATTTTTTTGTTGTGTGTATAGCCACATACTATATTTTTTATATTCTTTATTTTTATCTGTTATCGATGGTCTTTTTTTATTTTCATCAATATATTTTTTTACAAATTCTAAATTTTTTTTCCATACTTCTTCATTAGAAAGAAAATATTCTTTATATTTGTCATCTTTAATAAAATTTTTCCATAATTTTCTATATATTTTATATTTCATATTTTGGATTTTTTGTCTATAATTTTGTTGTTGTTGAGTAATCCATTTACCTTGCTTTTTTATTTCATTAGTTTCATCACGCACTGATGGTCTTTTATTATTTTCATCTATATATTTTTTAACCTCATCTAAAGTTAATTTCCATTTTTTTATATTATCTTTCAATAGTGATAATAGCGGTCGTCGTAGTGGTGATAGCGATCGTCGTAGTGATGGTAGCGATGGTGTTTGTAATAGTGTTTGTAATGGTGATGGTGGTACATCTAGCAATGGTGTGGATAGTAATGATGGCGGCTGTGTCCAAACCAGATTATACATATTTCTAATTTTATTTATAATTGCTTTTATTGACGCTAATTTTACGCGTGCTGTTATGGTTCTTGTTCTTTCATTATGTCTTAGTAGTTTTACTATATTAATCCACCATCCATCATTCATTTCTCGTTTTTCCATTAATTTAAGCATCTGTTGTATAGAGTCAAGCGATTTCAATGTAGTAGTTACATTATTTCTTTCTTCATTTAGAAGTGTCTCTAATTTATTTTTTGTTACCTTATTTATTAATTCTTTACAATTCAATGCTATTATCGTCACATTTACATCTGTGTCTAGTGCTGATGCAAGTGCATCTGGATTATTCATTGTGTGTTTTGTGTGATTAATTATTTTATCATATATATAAATAATTAAATTTTCAATTTTTTTATATTTATTTATAAATATATAGTGTTTTACCAAATTATAAATATTATATTTAATGTGTTTTAAAATAAATTTTATATTGATTAATAAAATCTTCCCATAAGTGTCTAATAGTTTTATTAGACATGGTTTTTTGTTTATTTTTATAATTGTTTAGTTGATTATTTAACCACTGACCATGTTTTTTTATATTCTTATTTTTACTTGTTTGTGGTGGTCTTTTTTTATTTTCATCAATATATTTTTTTACAAATTCTAAATTTTTTTTCCATACTTCTTTATTACAAATAAAATATTTTTTGTATTTGTCATCATTAATAAAATCTTCCCATAATTTTCTAACTATTTTATTTTTCATATTTCTAATTTTCTTTTTATAATATAGTTGTTGATGCGTAATCCAGTGACCCTTTAATTCTATATCTTCATAAAATCTGGATGGTTTTTTATTATTATTATCTATATATTCTTTAACCTTATCTAAAGTTAATTTCCATTTTTTTATGTTATCTTCCGCTAGTGATGATGGCGATTGTCGTAGTGGTGGTAGCGATGGTGGTACCGATAGAAATTGTGTTTGCAATGGTGTTTGTAATGGTGGTGGTACATGTAGCAATGGTGTGGATAGTAATGGTGGTGACTGTGTCCAAACCAGAGTATACATATTCCTAATTTTATTTATAATTGCTTTTATTGACGCTAATTTTACGCGTGCTGTTATTGTTTTTGTTCTTTCATTATGTCTTACTAGTTTTACCAGGTCAATCCACCATACATTATTTATTTCTTTTTTTTCCATTAATTTAAGCATCTGTTGTATAGAGTCAAGCGATTTCAATACAGTCGTTACATTATTTCTTTCATCATTTAGAAGTGCCTCTAATTTTTTTTTTGTTACTTTAGTTATTAATTCTTTAGAATTCAATGCTGTTATCATCGCATCTATATCTTTGTCTAGCGCTGATGCACATGCATCTGGATTACGCATTGTGTGTTTTGTGTGATTAATTATTTTATCATATATATAAATAATTAAATTTTCAATTTTTTATATTTATAAATAAATAAAATAAACCAGTTTACTATCATTATATTAAGTAGCTTCTTTTATAATGCTGCTATAAATTTGTTAAACATTTTAAAATAATTTTATTTTTAAATAAATTAGTAATAGTTTATTGAATATTATAAAGCTATTATCGTCATATTTATTTGTGTTTACGTTTTGTGTTTAAAGGTATATCATCATCACTTGATTCGTCACAGTAAGTCCGTTTTGATGATGACGCTGGTGCTGACGCTGATGCTGACCCTGGTGCTGACACTGGTGCTGACACTGGTGCTGACACTGGTGCTGACACTGGTGCTGACACTGGTGCTGACACTGGTGCTGACACTGGTGCTGACGATGGTGGTGACACTGGTGCTGACACTGGTGCTGACACTGGTGCTGACACTGGTGGCCGCTGTGGTGGCGGTGGGCGGTGTGGTGGCAGTGCGCGTTGTGGTGGCAGTGCGCGTTGTGGTGGCAGTGCGCGTTGTGGTGGCAGTGCGCGCTGTGGTGGCGGTGGGCGTTGTGGTGGCAGTGCTCGCTGTGGTGGCGGTGGGCGTTGT